GCTGCCGGGCGTCAGCGGCGGCGCCGCGCGGGGCGGGGGGCCGGCAACACGGGCGGAGAACCGTTTCAGCTGCAGAGTGAACTCGACGCGGCGCGCCACGCCCCCGGCTGCGAAGATGCTCTGGCTTTCGTCCACGCGCTCGATGACCCACATGCCCAGCGCCTGGCCACGGCCGTCGACCAGCACCAGCGGCTTGCCCTTGCCGGCCTCGGCGCGCATGGCATCGAGCTGGCCTAGGCCGCCGCGCCATTCGGGGTACAGGATGCCGTCGAGAGTGATAGTGGTGGCGCCGGGGCCGGTGTACTGCAGAGCCGGGGCCTGGCCGAAGCGCTCCTGGTCAGGCCAGCGCCACTCGTCCGAGCGCGACAGGCCCTGGTAGGCGGCGGTGTTGATGCCGAACTGGAAGGCGCCGAGCTGCATCATGATGGGGGCGGCAAGGGCGTGGCCGTTCATGCCTTCCCCCTAGACGACCTATCGATGGTCTTGTCGATGCGCTTCTCTGGCTTCGCGCATGCACTTCCATGTCTGGTTGTGTTTGCATGCCTCAATGACCGCCATGCTCTCGTCGTAATCGGCTTTGAGCGCACAAACGAAGTAAGCCAGAACGAGTGCAAGAATTGCATGGGCGATGAAAGATATCCTCCGTTGAATCCTATCCGCTCGCTCGAAGCGGGAGAGGCCATTTGGATTATCGTCTGTGGGTTGCCGGTCGCCCATGAGCACGCTCCGCGAGTCCAGTGCCCCGAGTATCCCTTATCAGGCATCAGGTCGCGCATGAACAACATCACACCTTCCGCCAAAAACCGGCATGCAGCCTCGCCGACCTCAATAAGCGACTGCATGATCATATAGGCCTCCCCGATTGCGCACGGCAAGCGCGCGAGCCTGGACTTGTGCGATCCGCTGGGCAAGCGCCTCGCCGCTTTCTCCCGGTTGCTGATTGACATTGATCGTCACGGTATTCTGCTGGGCAGCTTGGACGCGCCCTGCGACAGACGGCAGCGCCCGCGCAGGCAGCACCGGCGCGTCGACCCGAGCACGTTCAGTGCCCGATACCAAGTTCGCCAGCCCTTCGATGCCATCACTCAGGCCCGTTCGCACGGACCAGTAGGCCTCCTTGGCGGGCGCCATCTTCTCTTCTACCCAGGCAGAGGCTTTCTGGACGCCCTCCATGATCTTGCCGAGCTTCTCGCCGATCCAATCAAAGACCTTGCCCACGCCATCGCGCAACAGCCCGAAAGCCGAGACTGCGCTGTCCACCCAGGGCGCCATCCAGTCGCGGAACTTCCCGAAGACCTCCTTCAGCCAATCAATGGTGTCGCCTATCTTCTGGCTAATGCCGTCCCACAGGTCACCGAAGAATGTCTTGATTGGCCCCCAGTTCTTGTAGACCAGGAACGCAGCCGTGGCGAGCAGACCGACGGCGAGCAACAGGGGGTGCGCTGCCACCAGCTTGCCCAGCGACACGAACTTGCCACCCAGGGCATGGAGACTCTTTCCAAGTGCTCCCAGCTTGCCCACCGGAGCGGACAGCAGTGGCATGGCCATCATCGCCATGCCCCCCATTTCCAGCGCGGAATCACCGGCATCAGAAAACAACTCCCCGAGTTTCGCCAGTTTTTCCCCAACGACGGGAAACCGTTCTTGGAAAAATTGCAAGATCGAGTCCCAACGCCTGTAAGCCAGATATACAAAAGTAGCAGAAGCTGCCATGAATACGCTGAACGGATTGGCGCGAGCAAAAGCCAGCATGCTACGACGCGCCCGCTGCGCTGCGCCACCAAGCCCCCGGCCAACTCGCGCCATGTCGGCGCCCACTCCTCTCAGCTCGCCGCTTGCGCGCTTCATCAGGCCGACGTTCTTTCTTGTTCTCGTGCTCTGTACTTCCAGTGCATCGCCTGCCCGAACAAGATTTTCTCTGAACATCTGATAGCCGGATGAAACCGACCCAATAACATATCTTACAGCCCCAAGGCCCAGCATGGCGATCTTGGCAACGACAAACATCCCAACGGCCTTAGATGCCAGCCAGAAGAGATTCTTTAACAGCCCGCCGTAATTCTTGGCAAATGCCGTCAGGTCGCCCAGCACATTACGCATGCTCTCCATGAATTCAAGTGCCACCGGCATCAATTGATCGCCGATAGTTACCATCGTCTCCTTCATGCGGTTCTTCAGCAATTGCCACTGGGCCGAAGCGGTCTTGTCCCTGGCTGCGGCCTCACGTGCCATGCTCCCCTTGGCCTCCGCGCTCCTGGCGAGCTGGAGCTGCTTCTTGTATTCATTCGCTCCAGCGGCGAGCTTAGCCACGTCGTCGCCGTATTCCTTGCCAAACATCTGCGTGGCAATGGTTAGCCGCGTTTCTTTCGGCAATTGATTCAGCGCCTCCAGAACCTGGATGATGGTGCCGGTAGCGTCCCGCGCCATTTCAGACTGCAGCTTCTCAGGCGTCATGCCAAGATTCAGACCATCCGCGCCGAGCGCGCTCTTGAACTTGTCGCCCTGTGATGCTGCCGTCGACAGCTCACGCATCACGGCATTCGACGCCGTGGCCGCCACCTCGGCGCTGGCGCCCAGCGTCAGAAATGTCGAGCCGAGTGCGGCCGCGTCCTTGGCTGACATTCCCAGCATCGACGCGGTCCCGCCAATGCGCTGCAACACGTTGATGATGTCCCCGCCTTTGGAGATGGCGTTGTCATCGAGATAGTTGATGGAATCAGCCAGGTCGCCGATCTGCGCCGTTGGGATATCGTAGACCTTTGCGACCTTACCCATCTGTTCAGCCAGCTCTCCTGCGGGCATCTCGAATGCCGTCGCCATCATGGCTGACGTTCTGACAAAGCCCAGCACCTCGTTCTTGGCAACGCCCATGCGCAGGCCAGCCGCCGTCATCTCGGCAAGCTCGTTCGTGGCCATTGGGATTTCCCGGCCCATTGCCTGGATGGCATCTCTCATCTGGAAGAACTCTGGCGTGAGGTTTCCCTGAGCGTCGCGAGCACCATCCATCTGCTTGGCCACCCCCAGCATGGCGTCCTCGAAGGCGCTGGCCGCCTGGATCGGCTTCAGAAAAAGCTGACTTCCAGCCCACATCGCACCGATACTCTTGATGGCGCCGCCCATCATCTCCTTGCCGCTGGACATCCTCTCGAAGGACTTTTCCAGGCGCTGTTTTCGGACCTCCAGCTGATCGATCTTTTGCATCAGCTGACCGACCTCTTGGGTGACCAGTGCGCCTCGGCCGCCACCAGAAAGGCGGCCGCCGGTCAGCGCGCGCTGCTCGCGTCGCAGGCGCGCAATGTCTTCGCCCAGGCGATTGATATGGGACTTGGCCCGCCCTGTCGTTCCCAGGAATGTGGCCGACATGGCGGCGCCAATTACCAGCGTCACCGAGCTGTTGGATATCATCGAGTAGCGCTCCGTCTCGTGTCAGCGTGCGTTGCAGGAACGCCCGCTCAGTCCTTCTCGCGCGGCAGTCCTTCCAGCCACCACACGAAACGTTCTGTTCGCATGGCCAGAATCTCCGCGCACGACCAGCCCGTGTGCGACGCGAGCGCCAGCGCGCCCGCGCGCACGTAATCGCTGGTCAGGCGGTAAAACCCGAAAAGGCCTTCTGCACCTTGCGATAGTCGCGCAGCGTCAGTCGCTTGATGTCGTCCGGCGTCACTTCGCACAGGTTCGCAACCAGCGCCACTTCCTTGGCGGCGTCGCTACCCTTCATGTCTTCCAGGATAAGCTGGTCCGCCACCGTAGGCTCCCGCATCCGCAGCGCCGTCACCTGCGCCCCGTCGATCTCTATGGGGCGCGACAGCTCAATATCCACATAGCCGGCGTCGGCCGGCTCCACTTTCTTTGCCATGCTGTTGTCCTGGTCGTGTTCCTCGCCCGGAAACGGGCAGGAAGAAAAGGCCGGATGCTGCCGGCCATGTCGTCAATTCGCCCTGAGCGTCACATCCCGAGCGCAGCCCTGGTGCTGGCCATGGAGTCCGTGCCGTTGATGACACGCACCATGTTCTCCATGTCGATCTCATGCACCACGTCCTTGCCGTGCTGAAGCTTGTAGTAGGTCAGCGCCACGGTGATCTTCAGGCCCACCTTGTCGCCGGGCTTGACCGTGCCGGCATCGATCTCGCGGATCTTGCCGCGCATGGAATGCACCACAGGCGTGACCGCGCCGTCGAACGATTCCAGCGCCTCGCGCAGCGTGAGCGGCAGCACCGCGCCTTCGCGGACATCGAAGTGCCTGAGAACCTCGCGGTCATAGGCGATCAGCGAGAAGCTCGCTTCGAGCTTTTCCAGGCCCATCGTCATCTCGATGGGGCCATCCATGCCACCGCCCCGGAATTCCTCGGTCTTCAGCGTCAGCTTCGGGGGCGTGAACTCTTCGACCTGGCCGGCGTATCCCTTGCCGTCGACGAAGAGGTTAAAGTTCTTGCGTACATCGCGGGCAGCCATCAGAACAGCTCCGTCAGGTATTTGTTGGTGAGGTGGCTGCGGAACGTGATGTGCTCAGCCGGGTAGACGGGGGTGAAGTCAAAGTCGAAGTAGACCTTGCCCTGGGCGATCTGGTCGGCAGTGTTCAGCTCCGGATCGGCCCGGCAGCTGCCGCCGACAATGGCGCCCTTGGCCGTCAGGTTGCGCAGATACGCATTGACGCCCTCGGTCACGTCCTCCAGGTAGGCCTTGGTGATGCCCTTGTCCACGGCCCAGAGGTGCGCGCGCAGCAGCGACTCGTTGATCATGTCGGCCGTGCGGCGCACGCACAGGAACGCCCATTTGGGATCGGATGAGAGCGTGTGATTGCCCCAGAGCCGGTAGCCGTCCTGGCGCACGATGGTGGCGATCTTCTTCTCGTTGAGCAGGTTGGCGCGCGCGTTGCTGTCGCCCAGCGTGAAATCGACCGGCCGCGCAGTACCCACGATGCCGCTGATCTCGTGATTCGAGGGCGAGACCCAGAAGCCCTCGTCGTTGTCGATGCGAGCGAGCAGGCCTGCCACGCAGGGGCTTGCCGGGGCCGCCACGGTCTTGCCCTTGTCGTCGAGCTTCATCACCCAGGGATCGACCACGTAGATGCGAGCGTCACCGAAGTCCCCGGCATACGTCTTGGCAGCCTCGTCGGTCGTGTTGGGGCCGTCGGCGATGACCACGGCGCGCAGACGCTGGGCGATGCCCTTCAGCTCGGCCACGACGGCATTGGCCGCGTTGTCGCGCTGGTGGGTGAAGCCCGGGGCCACCAGGATGCGGGGCACCACGCCCAGCTTGGACTCTGCGCCCAGCAGGGCCTTGACGCCCTCGTAGTTGCCGTTGGAGGCATTGACGCCACCGATGACATTGGCGGTGGTTTCGGTGTCGGTGTCGCCCTTGGCCACACGAATGACCACGACGACTGCGCCGGCCTGGTCAAAGATCGAGTCCAGGGCGCCAGGCAGCGTGCCCTCGCCCTTGTTCTCGGTGTCCTCCTTGGACTTGAGCTTGGCGGCCTCCCGGAGGCTGCCAGCGATCAGCACAGGGGTGTTGAGCGGAAACGCTTCTTCATCGGCCAGCGGCGCGGTGCCCACGATGCCGATCACGGACGATCGCACGGTCGAGATCGGGCGCGGGCCTGTATCGATTTCCAGTACCTCGACGCCGTGCAGGAAGTTTTCAGACATGGATTGCCCTCAAAGACGCCCTGGCCGGCTGGCCAGCGGCAGAAAGTTTCGACTGTGCATCCGCCTATCAGCAGGCTTCCACTGGTGGTTGTGCACATGCAAAAGCCGCCCGGCGGGCGGCGTGATCGGCGGCATCTGAGGCCTATGGCAGATGACGCCCTGGCCCGGATCGCCAGCGTGAGGCGCCTCAGCGGCCGATGGCCCAGGCGTAGACACTCACTGATTCGGTGTCCGTAACGGAGTCAAGCCTATGGAAAGCATTGAGCCGCACACAATTCGGCAGCGGATGGATGCTGACGGCGCTCTCGTTGACTGCGAATGCGGACGCCCCACCCGTGAACACCTCGTTCATCGGCCTGATCCACATCACCTCCCGCCAGCCCGTATGCCTGTTGACGGAACAGTTCACCCAGACAAACTTCAGTCCACCCAGGAATGACGGCAGCGCGATCATTCCACAGTCTCCATTCGATGACTGGATGGGACGCGCCGGACTGGCAAATGTTCCTGGCGTAACGCTCTTGCGCGTCTCGACCCTGAAGCCTGCGGCCTCGAAGATACTGGCCATGGCCTGGCGGACCCAGCTGGTCGTCGCAACTTTGAAACTGTCGTCGTTGTTGGCTGGGCGCGGCGCAGTCACGTCCGCCGTCCCCGAGAATGTCGCACCTCCATAGACCATCGTGCCTCCGTATACGGTCATGCCGCCCGCGATGGACGGCGAGACCTTTGGAGCTGCATAGTCGGTCAGTCCGTACTTCGACACGGCCTCGGGCGCCGTGATGTCCCAGACCTTCTTGGCCGGCACGTAGACCTTCGCGCCGTTCTGGTGGTTGAAGTCGACGATGGTTCCGGCCTCGATGCCGATCGTCCCGGAGAACGTTGGGCTGGCACTCGGAGCCGCGCCCTTCACATCCGAAACGGTCAGTGTTACCGCGCCGATGCGGCCGGCGACCGAGCGCACGCCGTACTTCTTCATCCACGCGGCGGTCAGGACAGACGTCTCGTTCGGATCCGCAAAATCGGCCAGGGCCGCATAGATCCGGCCGGAGAAGGTGCCTCCAGCAGCAGGCACGACGCCGGAGACGTCGGATGCCGTCAGTGTCACCGCCCCGGTCCTGCCGGCCACCGTGGTCACGGCATTGGGTTGTGCGCCAGCGGTCACGCCGTCCAGCTTGGCCTTGTCATCCGCCGACATGAAACCCGCCGCGCTTTGGGTGGCCACGGCATGTGCATTGCCGCCAGCGCCCACATGCTCGGCCGGCGCCTTGCCCTGCAGGGCCTTGATCAGCTCGGCCACCTGGTCCTTCAGCCAGCGCGTGCGGTTGGCCAGGTTGCGCATCGGCGCGTTTGATATCCCGTTGGGTCCGCCGACGACCGGATCGGTCAGCTCGATCTGGTAGACGCCGTCGTCAAACTTCGACTCTTCTGGCAGCGTGGCCATTTATGCAGCTCCGTGGTTGAACTCGCCGTTGTAGTGGTACTGCCCGTCGTAGAAGCGGGCGTCGGTGAAATAGAGGTCCAGCAGGTGGCAGCGTGCCGGAGCGGTGGCCAGCAGCATCTTGCGGATGGCCTCGCCCTGGGTGCGCGTGATCGGGCGTGACATGTTGAAGGCGTACCGGGCCCAGCCTTTCGGGTCGCCGTAGGTGTGCACGCCATCGTGGCGGAACGACCCGTCGTAGCGAATGCCGCTGTTGCCCTCGATGAGGCGCGCATCGCCGTAGCCTGCGTTGGCCAGCACGCGCTTGATGGCCCACACGGTACCCTTGCGACGGTGGATCATCACGGCATCACGGATCGATGCGCGCTTGGCGCCCTCGCTCCAGTCCTCGCGCCACTCATCGATGCTGAAGGCCCAGGCCAGCCACGGCAGCAGCGCGGCTGGGCAGGTCTCAGGGTTCCAGGTATCGCGCAGCGGCACCGGCACGCTGGCAGCGCGCTCGGTGGCGCCTTCCAGGGCGCGCTCCTGGGGCGTGGCGTTGGGCGGCAGCAGCGACCGATGCGGCGGCACCGGCGCATTCCGGACGGGATCAGTCACCAACGCCTCCGATGGTCACGGTGATGCCGTTGCAGTGCGGTGCCTGGTTCCAGGCGACAACCTGGTCGGCAGCGGGCGCAATGAGCGAGACGTTCTGAACGCCAGGCTGATGCAGCGCGGCAAAGACACCGCTGCGCGTGATGTCGCGCCCCAGGCGATGCTGCTCCTCAGCGTAGCGTGCAGCAGCCGCCCGAGCGGCCGCCAGCACCTCGGCCTGGCCAGCGCCCGAAAACACGGTCAGCACGGCCTCGATGCGGTATTCGATGATCTGCGCCAGCCGCACATCGACGGTGTCGCACAGCGGCCGGACCTCCTCGGCGTTGAGCGCATTGACGACAGTCTGGCGCGTGGATTCGCTGTCGGCACCGCCACCCGTGCCGGTACGGGTGAGCACGGCCACATTGACGGTGCCGGGCGTGAGGCTGTCGACGGCTACATCCTTCACGTCGCCGCTGGCCGACAGCGCGTGATACACGTAGCTGCCCCGGCTTCCGGCGGCGGTGTATCCCTCCAGTGAGAGGGTCACGCGGTTGCGCAGCTCCTCATCGGTCTCGTAGACGGCCGGTGTGGGCGGGATGGTCCGGTCATCGGCCGGGCGGATCAGCAAGCGCGCCACGCCAAAATTGGCGGCGATCTGATCCAGGTCGGCGCCAGTGGCGTAGGCCAGCATGACGCTCCTGGCCGCCTCGTTGATCCGCTGGCGGATGAGCAGCTCTCTGTAAGCGGCCACTTCCAAAATCTTGTAGGCCGGATCGGCCTCGGTGAGCGCAGTGAACGCGCTGTCGCGTGCCCGCAGGTCTGCGAGCATCTCGGCCAGGATGACCTCGTAATCGAGCGCCTCGACGACATCGGGCGCTACCAGCCGCGACAGGTCGATCTGCGAGAAGGCATTGGTGATCATCGGCGCACCTCGATACCGTCCAGAAGGATCGGGCGCCCCTCGGGCAGGTACGTGCCCCGGATATCCAACGTGATCGTGCCGGGGCCGGCGTGGCTGGCGGTGACGCGCTCGACAACGATGCGGCTCTCCCAGCGCTGCAGTGCCTCGATGGCGGCGGCGTAGATCTGCACCAGCGTGCCCCGGTTCATCGGCGCATCGATGAGCGCGAAGAGGCGGCTGCCGTAGTCGCGGCGCATCACCCGGCTACCCAGAGGCGTGGCGAGGATGTCGCGCACGCTCTGGCGCAGGTGATCAATGCCGCCCAGGCGGCGGCCGGTGGTGGAGCTGGTCCCGTTCATGGGCGGGACAATATCCAGCGTGCAGGGGCACTTCCACTTGTGGTTGTGCCAAGGGCGCTGCTGGCGTTGCGCACAGGCACGGCGGCCGCCGTGACGGCCTCTCCAAAACCGGCGATTTCCGGTTTTCCACCAAAAAATGAGGGGCCCTCAGCCACCAGATCCCCGATCGGGCCGAGGCTTCAGAGCACCGGGCCGCTCGTATCCTTGCCCTGTTCGACACCGCTGTGTCGGTGGCCGGCGCCTACGTTGGTGCCGTTGTTCGAGAGCCCGCCAGATACCGCCACGTTGCCGGCAATCGTGGCGCCTCCTGTGCCTGTCATGCCTGACATCCAGGTCAGCAGCCCCTGCACCGTCAAGGCGCCTGTGCAGGTGGTCTGCGGCGCGGCCAGCGTCACGGAATCGGCCGCGTTGATGGTGGCCGTCTGGCAGTTGACGATGACGCGCCCGGCAGCTGCCACTGTGACGGTCAGCTGCCCCTGGGCGCTGTCGTAGTCGACCGTGCTGCCGTCCGGGTAGGTGATGCGCTCGATGTCCTGGCTGGCAGCCGGCGCCGGGCGCGCGTCCTGGTAGAGGGCCGGCAGCACGACAGCCTGGGCCAAATCCCCGTAGGGCGCCAGCACCAGCACCTGCTCGCCGGGGCGCGGTGCCGACCAGGTGCGCGTCTCACCCGCGCGCCCAGTGATCCACGGCAGCCAGTCAGTGGTCAGCCCCCCGACGTCGACCGTCACGCGCGCGGCCGCTGCATCGAGGGCGGCCACGGTGCCGACGCGGATCAGGTTGGCCAGCAGCCGCTCGGTCTCGGCCAGCGCGTAGGCGTTCATCAGGGCGCTTCCCGATCCAGGTGCAGGTAGTCGGCCTCGTGGTCGGCGCCGACTTCGGGCGCAAACGACACGGCCGGATCCGTGGGCGTGGTGCCGTCGTCGGTCCAGTCGGATGCGCCCAGGTGGATCACCTGCTGCCACTCGGCGCGCCAGCATTCGTACTGGTCCAGTTCAGGGTCGAACTCATCGGGCCAGGCACCGATCATCATGGCCGGCCCCACCGGGCAGCCCCAGCGCTGCAGGCGCGCCCAGGCCAAGAACTCGGCGGCCAGGCGCCGAACTTCCATTTTCGGATTCCGGCTCCCCTGGCGAAAGCCCAGCACGAAGCGCGCCTCAAAGCGCGCGTTGACGGCCAGCTGGCCGGTGCCCGGGTCCAGGTCGTCGGCGGCCTCCATCTCGGTCAGCTCCACCAGGCACGCCGGCACGGGCAGGTTCTTCCTGTCCATCCGGTAGGCTTCGACCGTCAGCAGTTCGGGGAATCGCCGCCGAATGGCTGCGATGATGCCCTCATGGACGGCCTCAAGGGTGGTCACTGTTTGCGCATTCGCCATGTCAGCTCGTGTTCAAAGACCTGCAGGAATCGCGCGCGAAACTCGGCACTCTCGATCAGATCATCCCGGAGGTAGTCGCTGCCAGGGTCTGCGATCTCGACCTTCTGGCTCTTGATGGGCAGCCGTGCTTTGCCCTCACGCTTGAAGACGTGCAGCTTCCCTCCCTTGCCCCGGCGGATGAAGCCAGATTGCACCTGGCGACCGCCGTAGGCGCGCACGCCCTGGCGGTTCTGGCGGGCCTGCAGCCGGATGAGGCCCACGGGGTTGAGGCCGTACCAGATCGGCACCTCGGCGCCGCGCGGCGTTCGCCGCAAGCGCGCCACTTTCAGGCGCCGGCGGACGATCTTCTGCTGCAGCGCCAGCTCCTTTGAGAGGCCGCGCGTCGAGCGCGTGCGCACCCAGCCGGCCATCTTGGTGAGCGTCGAGCGCATGGCGGCCTGCACCTGCTGGGGCATGGCACCCAGCTCATCGATGACGCCCTCCAACCCCTTGGTGTCGATCGTCAGCTCGATCATGCGCGCTGCTCCGCCAGCGCCAGCAGGCCCATGCCGGTGCCGTCAGGCTGGGCGTTGGTCACCACGTCGTAGGTGGTGCCGTCAATCTCGACGACATCGCCCCGGGTCACGTCGCGCACGTCATCCCAGCGGCAGGTCAGGCGCGGGCGGGTGCTGTCCAGCTCGTACTCGCCCAGCTCGGCGTTGAGGTACGGGTCATCGAAGATGCCACGGATGCGGCGCTCGGTGCCTGCCTGCAGGCGCACAGTGGCCCATGTGGCGAACTCGTCCACCTGCAGGAATGCGTCGAGGTCTTCCCAGGCGTGTTTCGGCATCTGCTCGCCCTATTCAGCGGGCCTTGCCGGTCCGTGCCTTGGGCGCGGCAGTCTCCGAGGCGCTTTCCTCCGGTTCGGCATTGCTGGCCGACTCCGTGTCCTGCTTGGAGTTCTCCACGCGCACAGCCTTGCCCTGGGCAATCAGCATGCGAGCGTCTGAGGCCAGAACCTCAACGGTCTGACCAGGCGGCACGACAAGGCCTTCAATCACGATTGCCGAGGTCACTTCGATGACGACTTGTTCTTCCATGTCATTCTCCTTGTTCAGGACCGCCCGGCAGTCATTCCACCGGGCGGCGTCTTGCCTCAGCTCTTGCGGCCCAGGCAGAACGACTCGGTGCGGCGCACCGCAAAGTCCACGTCCTGGAAGACAACGATGCGCAGCCGGCCCGACTTGCTGTTGCTGTACGGATCGACCGTCAGATCCAGGCCGCCCCACATCGCCACCAGCAGATCGGCGAAGTTGCCCATGATCACATCGCCCTTGTTCACCTGGTTGGTGATCTCGGTGCGGTAGCCGTTGACGGTGTTGCCCGACTCCCAGATCGTGCCAGCCACACCCTCGTGCTTGAGCGCGGTCTTTGCGTAGCCCCGGAAGCCGGCCTCCGAGACGTAGGCCATCCCGCTCACGTCGGCGTTGTCGACTGCGATCTGGGTTTCCATCTCCACCAGCTCGGCAAACGTCGGGCGCTCGGCCTTGAACTGCACGGCGTTGATGCCGGTCTGATTCGTGATGCCGCGCGGCTGCTGGTCGCTGCCAGTGCCGTAGTAGCCCGCCTTGTCGATGGTCAGCGCCAGCGCCTTGGCCAGGTCCGCACGCACCAGCGCCTCGATGTCGATGGACGACTGCATCATCAGCTTGCGGGTGATCTCGGAGTACGCTGCCACGGTCTTGGGCGACAGGCTCACCTGGCCCAGCTGCAGCGCCTGCTCGGTGGCGTCCTGGTCCTCGCCCACCCAGTAGCCCTGGGCTGCAGCCACCTGCTTGGGGATGTCCACCGTGCCCACCAGGCCGCCGGCGACCGTGCCCAGCTGCATGATGGTGGCGCGGTTGCGCAGGATGTCGATAAACGACGACGCCAGCAGCGTGTTGGCCACCAGATAGCCGCCCGTGTCACCAGTGGCAGCACCCGTCTTGGCGGTGTTGAGGGCGCGCGTCAGCACGTCCGCCGGGATGGCAAAACGCTCGCTGTCGCGGGCGCGTTTCTCGGCGGCAGCGCGTGACGCCTCGAACTCGAACGCCGCCTCTTCCTGGGCGCGGCGGCTGGTGGGCTCGGCCAGCGCGCGCACGACCTTCAGAAAGCTGAAGTTTCGCGTCTCTTTCTCGGTCAGACCGATGTCGGCGTGCTTCATCTGCTCGGACAGCGGCACCTGATGGCGGCCGTTGATGTGGTCGAGCAGCTGGCGCTGAAAATCAGCGACCGAGACGCCGTCACGGGCTGCATCGCGGGCCAAATCAGGCGCGTGGTACTGCTCGCCCATGTCCATGATGGCGCGCACGCGCTGGCGCTCGACCTCGGTTGCGCGCGTGCTGGCGTGATCTGCCGTTTTCTCGGGCGCCGGGGCGTTGGTGGCGGCCTTCTGGCCGCCGGTGACTGCTTCAGGCATGTCAGTAGTGTTCCTGGTGTTGGGTTGTTGCTGCGCTTCGGGCGCGCTCGCGGCGTCTGGCGCGGCAGGTGAATCGATGTCCATCGAGCGCCCCACGCCGACAGAGGTGTCGGCAGGCACGGAGACGATGGAGATCTCGAACGGCTCCCACTTGGTGATCGTCCAGGTATCCTCCCCGTCCTTGATCTCGGTACGCTCCGCGTCGATGATGCGATAGCCAACCGAGACGTGGCGGCGGATGCCGTCTGCGATGTCCTGGAAGATTTCCTCGGCTCGCGCGCTCTTGCCAAAGCGCACGACAGCCCGCCCCCGGCGGTCTGCGTCGATGGAAACGGTTTCTACGACCCCGATCTGTTTTTCCCAGTCGTGATCGAGCAAAAGGGCTGCGCCGTCGTTGAGGCGCGTCATCACCACCGCCTCTGGCGCGTGGCTCAGGATCTCGGTGCCGTACCAGCGCTGCACGGGCGCTTCGCTCGAAAACGCCAGCTCCACCGTGCGCGCGTCCTGGTTGACCGCGCCCACCTGGGCCGAGCGAAACGCACGCGCGCCGTCGCGTGCCCGGATATCGTCAAGCGTTGCCGGCATCGGCAGCGTCCTCCTGGTTTCCGGCCTGGGGCCGGGATTGCTTGGCCGTCTCGGCCATCACGGCCGCCTGCAGGTTCTTGTCGAACACGGCCGACTTGATGAACTCTTCAGGGATGCCCGCGTCGCGCATTTCCTGGATGTCGCTGGCGATCTCGCGCCACACATCCGACGGATCGCGTCCCTGCTCACGGATGATCTGTCCGGGCGACATCAGGAGCTGGTTCTTGGCCGCGACGGCTGCCTGGATGTCAGACTGCGGATCGATCCAGGCCCAGCGCCGGGGCTGCCAAGCCACCTGTGCATAGCGCGCCAGCCGCTCGGGCTTCAGCGCCTTTCCCTTGACTCGGATGTGCCCGCCCAGCAGCGCCCTGGGCAGCCACGCATCAAAGACGGGCTGCACGAGGCTTTCGATCAGCCACTCCTGCAGCTCCTTCCACCATTCGCGCTCATCGAGCGTGCCCTGGCGGATGCTCGAAAAATTGACCCCTTCCAGGTCATTGGCCAGGTTGTTGTAGAGCACACCAAACCCGGCCGCGATGCCGCGCAGCATGGCCTTGTTGAAGCTGGCAAACTCGTTGGCCGGAAACTGTGGCGCCCATTCGCGCAGCTCGGCGCCCGCAGGCAGAAACATGAACTCGCCGGGCTGCGTCTCCAGCGGCATGTGCATCGCCTCGTCCTCGTCGTACTCAGGACCGAAGCCATCACGCCATTGGAGTGCGCCCATCTTGGACGCGCCCACGCGCGCATTGACGACGGCCGCATCCTCGAAGCCCGCGAGCTGGCGCATCCGGAAAAGCCCAGTCGCCATCCACGGCAACCCTCGTTTCTGCCCCGTGAACTCGGGCAGGAAGCCGTGGATGATCTCGCTGGCTGGAACGCGCAGGCTGTCACGCCGGCTCTGGTTGTACCCATAGGCGTCCTCGCTCTGGTCATCAGCAAAGTGGTACGCCAGCGGCCGGCCATACTGGTTGAATTCGATGCCAGCACGAATGAACCGCCCTCCAGGCAGGTCGTTTTCGTCATGCTGCGGATTGCAGCGCTGAGGGTCGAGCATCTGTAGCGCGATGCCGAACGGGCCTGCGTCGGCACCAAAAACCATGCGGAACATGAACTCGCCGTCGACCACAGCTGAGGCCACTGCTGCGGCCTGCAGCGCGCGCCACGACTTCATGCCTGCCACATCGCACGACTCCCGCCGCGCCCAGAGCGCAAACGCATCCTCGATGGCGGCATTGGCATGCGTGTCGAGCCTGCCATCGTCGCCCCGGCTTTGTGCCTGCAGAAGCACCCCGCGAGGGCCGGCTACGTGGGTGCGGGCCAAGCGCACGAAGGCACGCGCATAGTCGTTGTTGCGCGCCTGTTCGCGCGCCCGCGCCACCAGCACGCGCTGGTGTTGGCGGATGATCACGTCAGCCTTGGCTGGCGTCGTGGTCCAGTCGGCGGCCAGCCGGTCAATGCGCGATCCGTCAAAGAATCGAGCCCCCGCTCGTGAAGGCGCGCGGCTCTGTAGCCTCTTCCCCGCTTGTGACGGGCTGCGGGCAGCGGCTTGCTCCGCCTCATGGGGCAACGTGCGCCGCCTGAAAAGTCCCATCAGACCCATTACCGGAACGCCACCCGGGCGACGCCAAAGAGCGTGCCGTTGCGCGCGGCCTTCGCGCGCTGAAGCTCCATTCGGTATCGGTCACGCAGCTTCAGCAGGTCGGCAATCGGCGTGCGTCGCAGCTCCCGGTTGTTGATACGGTACTGCTCCTGGTCGAGCGTAGCCCGCTTCTCCAGGACCGCCTCGATGGCGTCGAGCACACGCTGCACGTGCGAGCGCGCATCGTGACCGGCCGCCAGCTGCGCAATGTCCGGTCGCACCGTGACCGTGCCGCTATCGATCTCCTCGATGTCGTCGCCGCGCTGCGCGCGGACGCTGACGGCGTATTCGCCGTGCAGCCACCCCCGGGTGGTCGCGGCAGAGACGTGCAGCAGGTGATTGCGCCCATCAGGCACGGCGTGCAGGTCGATGACCGACGGCCCGCGCAGCACCACCGACAGCTGCCACTCGGGCGCCGGGTAAGCGGGCTGCACCACCAGACGCCTGAGCGTCAGTCCAGCCTGGATGCCGTTCGGGAAAAGTTCTGCCATGTCACCAGGAATTGATCCAGCCGCCTCGCCTGCGGGCCGGGGTTGCGCGGGTTCTGCGGGGTGCAGTGTTGGCAGGCGCCGCATCCTTTTCCACTGGTGGTTTTTCCCGCGCCGGCATCGATGCAGCCGCGCCACGATCCGTCCGATCCGTTTCGGCCGGCGCATCCCCGGTAGGCGCATCCGGCATGCTCTGCGCCTCGGCTGCTGCCTCACGCTCCTGCGCATCGTCTGTCGCGCCCCTGCCATCTCCAGCCCGCGCGCTGCGGCGCACGACTGTCGCCTGCTCGATGTCCTCCTCGGCCAACCCCAAGCGGCGCGCGGCCAGCTTCAGCGACGGATTCGTGATCTTGAGTGCCGCGAGCGCGTAGACTCGGCAGTCCAGCGCCTCGTTGCGCTCGACCGTTTTGTGCCACTCGCGCACGGGAAACCCCTTCACGTAGCGCATCGTGAGCTTTTCGGCCGTGATCTGCCGGAACCACTCAGATCCTCGTCCCTCGGGGACGTGGCAGTAGCCCGGCCCCGGCGCCTCGATGGCGAGCCGCCGCATCACCACCAGCTTGGCCTCGTCCACGCCCACCGGGAAGAGATCAATGCGCCGCCCGCGCTTGCCGCTACGCTTGCGCGATGGCGACCCGACAATGGGTCGGCCCCAGCCCGCCACCCCCTTGATGCCGAAGATCCTGCGCCCCGCCTTACCCTTGAGCCAGTCATACGCCGACTGGGTGTAGCCTGATGTGCCCCCCGTATCGACACAGGCCGCAGAGATCGGTAGCTGGGCGCCGGACTCGTGTTGCCAGCTGCGCCCCAGCAAGTCGTCCAGGTCATCCCAGACATCACCCTGCAGCGGATCGCCCCACAGCACCTGGTAGTCGACGCTCCAGGACTCCTCGGCCAGACCCCAGGCGACGATCTCCACCTCCAGACGGTCCTGCTGCATGTCGATGCCAGCCGTCAGCACCAGCCCGCCCATGGGCACCGGCGCGGCAAAAGGCTCGATGCGCTTCATCAGCGCCTCGGAATCAGCCTTCTCGCCCGCTTCTTCCCAGGTCTCGGCCAGCGAGACGTTCACAAATGTCTGCAAATCGCCCGCCGCCTTCTTGTCCAGATAGCTGCGCACGATGTCCCGCAACCGCCGGAACGTCGAGTACATCTCGCTCAGGTGGTAGCTGGCGTGCCCACGGAATGGCTTGCCCGCCTGCCACCGGCCAGCCCGGATGGCTGCCTTGCGCATGCCGTCATCCCAGAGGCTTCCGCAGTGAGCACAGGCGTAGCGCGCCGTCTCCGGAAACTGCTCGGCCTGCTCGTCTCCCTTGCCCTGCCATGTCACGTTGTCCCACCTCAGCACCTGATATTCGCCACAGTCCGGGCAGGGCACGAAGAAGCGGCGCTGGTCGCCTGCCTCGAATGCCCCCTCGATGTAGCTGCCGCCCTTAAGCGTCGGCGTGCTGATCTCCAGGAGCTTCTTCTGGTCCCCGAACGTCGCCGCACGCTGCCAGATGAGCGACACCGGATGCCCTTCGGCCGTGACCTCATAGCCGTCGACCTCGTCGACCACGATGATCGGGGCCGAGCGCCCCCGCATCGTCTTGGGCGACCCAGACCAGGCGAACATGAGGAATCCACCCGGGTACGATTTCATGGCGCTGTTGTTGACGCCGTCACGACCTCGCGGCTTGGCCAGGCGCTCCTGCAGCGCGCGGTTGGCGTCCACCATCGGCTGGAACTTCGTGTTGAGCCACATGAGCAGATCCGTCTCGGATGGCTGCATCATCAGCTGCGACGCTGGGCGTACAGCGATGTGATAGCCCTGCCCGCACAGCGCCAGCTGGGTCTTGCCCACCTGCGCCGCCCACATCAGCGTGATGCGCTCGCACTCCGGATTGATCAGCATGTCCAGGGGCTCCCGCTGGTACGGGGCGTTGTCGAATCGGATCATGCCGGGCACCGCGTTGCCACTCGGGATGCGCACGTGCCGCTCGGCCCACTGACTGGGTGTCAGGTCCGGCGGCGGCTGCAGAAAGCTGCGGCAGCGAGCAAAGATCCGCGCCAGCGCCGCGCTGTTGTCAAAGCTCCCCATCATCGCCCTCGATGTCGTCAGACGGCTCGATCAGCGACCGGGTGTCTGCCAGCGACTGCAGCACCTGGTCGATCTCGGCCAGCATCATCCGCTTGATCGCCGACTCGTCCTTGGCGCCGGCCAGCGACGACGCGATGCGCCCGGGAATGTTGCGGATATTGGTCTGCACCTCAGCAAAGAGGCTGCCCAGGTTCTTCTCCAGCTGCGCCACGCCCACCACGTCACCCCGCGCACGGGCCAGCTCAATCTCGGCCATATCGGCCTGCGCCTTCGTGAGCCTCGCTTTCTGCTCGTGGTAGTCGATGGGCGAGTCGGAGCTGCTGCCTCCCCGCTCCTGCAGGTACCGAACGTACCCCTGCACGGCCGGCACCAGCTCGTAGCGCCCGCGCTCGGCCCTGGGAATCACACCCTCGCGCGTGAGCTGCTGCACGCGCCGCTCGGACAGCATCAGCAGGCTGGCGATGGTGGCAACCGAATGGGTTGCATCACTGGGCATGGCCGCAGGGCGTCATTATGGGCACGCACCAGCGGCTCAGCCGCCCGGCGCCAGGGCACGGGCAGCCATTCGCATCCCGGGCATCACCGCGCGCCGTGCGTTTCGGTTCCGTTTCGTTTTGACAGGCGCCCGCTGGGGCTGGCGGGTTCGCGTCAACGCCCTGATTTTGCAGGGACTATCGTCCTCTTGACGGAGGGGCGGTGCCTCGCCAAAACGAAACGAAACGGAATTTTTCGCGCACGCACACGCCAAATTCCGGGGCCGTTTGCGCCCCGCAGCCAGGCCCGGCCAGGAAGTACCTTTGACCCGGGGGTGGTGAGCGGCCCCTGCCGCCCCCCGAGCGGCCGATGGCGACGCGATCAGCGCCAGTGCCTGCCGCATGGAGGCAGCCAGGCGCGGGCGGCGCACAGGACGCGGCACCAGCCATCGAGGATGGGCGCTCGTCATTCGCTCTGCTCCCGCCAGCTGCTGCCGGCCATGCTGTCGTCGGCCGCCTGGGCGGCGGATTGTCTCTTGCCCTGCATCGCACGCACGGCGGCAGTCAGCGCCTGGTGACGCTCGGCGCAGGCGTAGTACAGCTGCACCGTTTCGACGTGGTGTTCTATGAGGGATGACAGGCGCCCATCCTGGGCCTCCGGCAGCTGCGGACAGGGGATCATCAGGGTCTCAGGGACGGGTCTTGCGCTGGGGGGCGCGATTCGGCTTACCAGCATTGCCGGCATTCCAGACGCGCAGCCCGTCAGCATCCAGGCGGCAAGCATCGAGATTGGGGCGCGTGCGTACATACTCTGTCACGACTCGGGTAACGACCTTCTGTTTTTGGATGCGGGCCAGCTCCTGCTCCAGGTGCTCGCGCTCGATTGCAGCAGCAGCTGCTGCGGCCTGGCGCTCACGGACGACGGCCTCGGTCATCTCTTTGAGCGCCTGCTGATCCCGCTCAGCCAGGATCTGGGTGTAATGCGCGGTGGCGGCCTGCTTTCCGCTGGCGTAGCCGCGCAGGTAGGCCGCCATCACCACGGCCAGCAGCACCGCGCAGGCCGCGACCAGCGGCCCCTGGCGGCGCGCCAGGATCAGCGTCTGCAGTGCGCTCGCCATCACGCCTCACTGGTCGACAGCGGCACCGCTGCCATCAATGGCGGCGGCCCAGCGTCATCGATCGGCACGCCCAGGGGCCAGCGGTAGGACGTAACGCGCGCAGGCGCAAACGCGCGGATGTTGACCTCATCGGCCTGATTGCCACCCAGCACGAGCAGGTTTCCCTGCACGTCATGCCCCACTAGGAAGCCGACGTGACCGCCGCCTCCAGCGCGTGAGAACGTCACCACGCAGCCGTAGATGGGGCGCGCCAGACCGCGCCCCCAGCTCTCCCAGCTTCGCGCGCTCTCGAAGCGGGTCGATGCGATGCCGACCTCCTCAAGCATCGCGCCCACAAAGGCGCTGCACCACGGTGTTTCGTCGTCGCGGATGCCACCCCGGAAAATGGCCCGCCACCACGAGAGAATCTTCGGCTCGTGACGCGGGCCACGAATCTCGCGCGTGCCGATATAGCGGCGCGCCTCAGTGATCCAGGTGGGCTCCCTCACGATCCCTCCTGCTCGGCGGCTGGCCAGCGCTCAGCCGCTTCGATCTGAGCCAGTTTCTGCTTCATCTCGGTGTTCTCTGTAATCAGCTGGATCGTTCGTCGGTGCATCTCTGCTGCTTGCGCGTACAGGTCGCGGTTCACGGTCGCCAGGCGCTCGATCTCAGCGCGCAGCAGCGCAATGAACTCCACCTCCCACGCGGCTCTCTGCGCTGCTGCGCCTTCTTCGACCAGTTTTCGGTAGACGAAGCGCACAACAAAAGCCGTGATGACACCACCGGCGCCCGTGGCGCCGACATACTTCAGCAGCTCTGCGAGCAGGGAGTCATCCATGGGTTCGTGTTCGTCGGGCGGAGTTCGTCAGCCGGCAATATCGTGATCGGGCCGTGTGTATTCCACTGGTGGTCATGCCCCGGTCATCGCCGGGCGAAACGGGCGGATGGGCGGCTGTTGTAGAAGCAGGAAAAAGTCACGCCGGGCAGTTTGGCGGGCTTCCCTCTTTGTAACTTCTAAACTACAATGACGGCATGATCAAGCTGAAGTACACCGATACCTTCAAGCGCTGGATGCGCTCCCTGGCAGACAGAAGCGCCAAGGCCCGCATCATTGTCCGGGCCGAACGTCTGGTGCAGGGCAATTCGGGAGACTGCAAGTCGGTTGGCGAGCAGGTGTCCGAGCTTCGCATTCATTACGGCCCCGGCTATCGGGTGTATTTCACCCGGCGCGGCAATACCGTCATCCTCCTGCTCTGCGGCGGCACCAAATCCACCCAGCAGGCCGACATCCGGCAAGCCCGGCAACTGGCAAAGAACTGGACAGACAGTGATGAAAACGACTGAACGGCTTCACGACTTCGATGCAATCGACTTTCTGGACTCGGAAGAGGATGTTGCCGAGTATCTGGCGGCAGCGCTGGAGACGAACGACCCGTCCTACATCGCCCACGCGCTGGGCGTGGTTGCGCGCGCCAAGGGCATGGCCCGGATCGCCGAAGAGTCTGGGCTGTCCCGTGAGCAGCTCTACCGCTCCTTCAGCAGCGAAGGCAATCCGACGCTGCGCTCCATGCTGGCCATCCTGCCGGCGTTGGGCGTGCGACTGAGCGCCGCACCAGCCAGCGAGTCCCGGCCCTGACGGGCGTCAGCCCTCGTCCCCTCGCGCCATCTCGTTGGCCCGCACCAGGTTGACAACGTGCCGGCGTGAGACGCGCATGATGGACAGCACCATGGGCAATCCCGCGCCCGCCCTCAGCATCTTGACGATGGCTTCGTCACGGTAGCGCGCAAAGATGCGCCGGCAGTTCGCCGGCTGCAGCACCTCGCCACCGAACGCGCGCACCAGCGCCATCGCCTTCTCGGCCCCCAGGATGCGTACCAGGCGATGATCGGGCGAGAGCTTCTTGGGCACGTACAGCATCACGCGGCTGGAGCGCTTGCCCGGCGCGCCGCCCATGCAGGTGGGCAGCTGGCCAATCAGGCGCAGCGCGGCATCCTGGCCGATGACCTGGGCGATCTCGCGCACACTGCGCGGCAGGTCGTCCAGATCGTCGCCGCCCGGGGCGGCGGAATGCTGGTCAGGGCGCACTGTTCAGAACTCCTCGATGTCCCAACCCGAAAACACTCGGTCGCGCGGGTAGACGGCAATCATGCGGAACGGAAACTGCTCGGCCGTCACCTTCACCTTGACGCGGGCGTCATCGTGAAAGACCCGGCGCGAACCCTTGACCTCGTGCAGCTCAATCTGCCCGCTTGCGCACATCACAACGAAGTCCGGCGTGTAGTGCGTGCCCTTGGCCAGCCGCAACGTCAGGCCCTCGAATCGATACCAGATGATCTCGCCGGCGATCTTTTGCATCCGCAGATGCTGCTCGTAGGCGCTCTCTGTCTGGTTCATCGTGCCAGTCTTGAGCCGCCCCAGTGCCTGGTTGGCGAAGCTGCGGCGCACGCCGCCCTCCATGTCGCCTCCCTGGCGTCTGGGCGCAGCGCCACGGATCGCCCGCGCCGATGCCTGCAGCGCCTTGACGTCCGGCAGCCGCAGCCCTTTGAGCCTGGCGCTCATCCCAGCGTCCTCACCCAGCCCGTGTAGCGCTCGATCATCTCGTCCAGATCCCATGACCCCCACAGCTCGTCCGCATCGATGCGGCTGTCGGCAATCGACAGCAGGTAGCCGTGATCCGGGTTGTCGCGCAGGATGACCGCACCGTGGCGACAGTCGTGCTCGGACACCTCCTCGGCGTCGCGCAGGAATGGCCCTGCCGCCAGGCGGTATGCCTTGCGGGCAATCGCAGCGGTGTCGTAGGCGTCACCATTACAGACGTGACCCAGTCGGTGGACGATCAGGCGCATGATCTTTCATCGAGGCGCGTCTGTCTGGCCGCCCTTGCGCATGGCCGCGTGCACCAGCTCGGCGTAGCCACAGATGTCGACGATGTTGTCCATGTACGCGGGATCCCCGTGCAGCATGCGCGCGACCTTGCACTGGATCATGTCCAGGCCCTCGCGCTGCGCAGCGGTGAGCCGCGTCCAGCCTGGCGCGACACGCATGGTGTTCTTGAGTCCCTGCGCCGTTCGTGCGACATCGCCAAAATCTCCGTATCTGGCGCCGCGCTCAGCCAGCACAGCCGCCACGCCGCTGCCCACCTGGTGGCGCAGGACGATAGGAGGGGGCGTAGGAGTGGCGGGCGCCGGCGCGGCATCTCGGCTGCCCGGCACGGTACTGTGATCACCCATCCAGATGCTGCTCATGTCGTGAGGTTCCTGCCTGCCGTGCGCTGCTCCATCTCCGCCATCAGGCGGCGCACGGTGACGCCCAACGCGTCCAGTTCGGTCGCTTTGCGCACGATCCACGCGCGGCGCTGGCCGTGCAGGCCCAGCAGACTGCCCCGGTGGCAGTCCGCGCACAGCGCGATCGAGGTATACCACTGCCCCTGGCTGATCTCGTGCACCTCGCTTGGCCCCGGTCGATCACAGAGGCTGCACGGCAGGCGTGCTACCCGCTCGATGTGGCGGCGCTCGGACACCGTCGGCGCTCGCTTGTTTCGGCTCTGCATCAGGTGCGCGCCCCACGAACGGCCGCAGCAGCCCCCTCAGCGCTCGCGGCGTCGCCAGCCGCGTCCGATGCTTGGCGCGAGCCCCGGGCCTGGGCGATGGCGTCGGCCTGCCTGGCCAGGCGCGCCAGGTGGGCGCGACCGATGGCGCGACCCGTGAGGCCAACAAACTGAGCACGGACCTTCTCGGCCACCAGCGTGCGCGCCATGCGCAGCGCAAACTGCTGCGCCTCGTGGCGCGTTGCGCACTCCACAGCGCTGATCTCGTGATGCTCGTCATCGATCGAAGCCACGATCCATGTGCGCCTATCTGTCCGCTGGACAGTGATGCCAGTCTGCACCGGAACCGTGACGCTGCCGTCCGGCCAGATCCAGGCTGAAGCCTGGGCCGGCGGGCGACGGGCTGCGCTCGCTCAGCATCTGCAGCGCTTGATGGAATGCGTCGACAGCGCGCGGGTACGCGATGCGGTTGGCAACGCAGCCCTGTTGCTTGACGATGACCTCAGCCATCAGCGTGCCTCTGGTGACTCGGCGCCGGGCTCATTGGCCTGCGGCTCTTCCTGCTCGCTGCCAGCGTCCTCGACCTCATGCTCTGCCTGGTCGACGACCTGGTCGGCGGGCTCGCCATCCGGCTGGGCCGTGGGCTCCGGGTCATGCGGCTGGTCGACAGTCTCGCCATCCGGGTCAGTGTCGCGCGGCTCATCGGTCAGGCCGCTCTCCTGCCCTGCGTCCTGCGCATCCTCCGCGCCCTCCGGCTGCGGGGCAGTGGCGGGCGCCTCGTCACCATGCGCACCCTGTCCGGCCTGATCATGGTCCGCCGTCTCGGCCACATGATCCGGGTCAGCCTGCCCTGTCGCCTGCTCTGCAGCTGGCTCTTCGGCCTGCGGCTGCTGCGGTTGTTCCTGGTCTGGCAGGTCCGGGCTCGCCCAGATGACGCGCCCCTGGGTGTCCAGGTACTGGATCTGGATGTCCGGCGGCACCAGGCATTCCATGCCCCCCTCGATGCGCATGGCGAGGCTGTTGCCCTCGGCCCCGATGATGACGCCGCGCACCGGGTATCCATCTCCATGGAAGACGATATCGCGGCCGATAGCAGCCGGCGTGCCATGGGCGCGCGCGATCCGCTGCACAGCCTCGACTGCCTCGGGCGCGGGTTTCTGCTCTTCCGGCTCGGCCGGCGTCACAGGCTCCGACAGCGACAGGTCGGCGCTCCAGGCACTGTAGTCGCCGGCCAGCACAGCAGCGCGGCGGGCTGCCAGCTCATCCTCGTCGGATGCGGCGTCGCCCTGCTCGCGCTCGGCGCCCGTATCTGGCGTGGTCTCTGCGGGAATGGGCTCCGATGGCACGACCGGCGTGTCGACCTCGGGCGCGCTGGCGGTGGTGTTGGTGGTGTCGTTCGTGGATTCGCTCATGATTGCTCCAGGTGTAGGTAGTTCAGGGTGAAAAATCGGGCGGCAGGTTGCCGGCGGGGTCAGCTGCCCAGCTGGATCGCCCACGCGAAGATTCTGGCGACAGCCCAGATCAGGACGGCCAGAAACGTCATGTAGCCCGCCACAGCCAGCGCGGCCAGCAGCCAGCGGCCGACGCGCACACGAAACGAGGCGCGCGCCACAGGGCGTGGGGGCGGCATGCGGATGGGGTTGCGCACGGGTGTGGCCGGGTAGCCGAAGATGATCCGTGTGGGTCTGGGAGGTTGCATGGATGGTCGTCAGGGTTGATGGTGTGAGGGGTCATTGCATGCCGGCCGAGAGCGCAGCCCACACGAGCAGCGCCAGCAGTAGCAGCAGGAAGAGCCAGGCGAGCAGCCAGAGCCAGCCCTGGTTTTCTCGCCAATCGGCGGCCTCGCGGCGGATGCTGGCCGCGATGCGCCTGCGGATGCGCCGGCGTGCGTGCGCAAGCCGGGCGGTGTACCGGGCCACACCAGGCCGCCCGGACGGGGTGTCTGCCTGCAGGCAGTGCAGCTCATGCCCGGTCGTCGTCGGCCAGCCGCGCACGGTAGCTCTCCCAATCGAAGATCACGGCGCGAGCGCACTCACGTGCCCGGTCGAAGGCACGCTCGCCGATGCAGGCCCGCACACCGTGAATGTTCTCGTTGGCGATCAGGATGGTCGGCGCGCAGCGCTCGTAGCGCTGCATTAGCATGTCACCCAGCAGGATCTGCTCGGTCTCCGTGCCCCAGCGCCCGCCCACCTCGTCGATGACCAGCAGCTCCAGTCGCACCAGCGCGTCCGTCACCTCCTGTGTCGAGTGCTCGGCATCCGGTCGCCAGCTGTCGCGGATCTTGCCAAACATCCAGCTGGTGTTGATGTGCATGGCTGGCCGACACTGCGCTACCAGAGCCTGCACCGCAGCACAGGCCAGATGCGTCTTGCCCGTGCCCATGCCCCCGATCAGGATCAGGTTGTCAGGCTGCTCTCCGGCCAGGAGGCGCTCGGTGAACGTCTGCACGGCCTTGAGCGCCTTGCGCTGCCCCTCGTTCGTGCATTCGTAGTCGCCAAAGCCCTTGCCCACATAACGCAGCGGCACGGCGTCATGACCCACCATGCGCCGGAGACGTGCCCGCAGCAGCACCTCGCGGTTGCGCAGCTCAGCCGCCCGCGCGTCCTCCTCCGCCTGACGCAGGCACTCCTTGCACAGCGTCCACAACGCCTTGCCTGTACCGAACGGAAACATGACCCGACGGCTCATGTACGGTCCGTGCCGCTCGCACTCGGCCGCCCGGAAGTCCTCAGAAAATTCGTCCATCTTCCTGCACTCCTTCGCTGTAACTCGCAGGCGTCGGCATCACGCTCCTGCCCCGTCCGACACGGCCGGGCGACCCGCTTGCCTGCGCCTGCTTCATCCACGCATCAACGATGAACCCTTGGTGCCCGCGCTCGACCATGAACGCCAGCGCCTCGGGCATCGTTGCCCCTGCCTTGCCGGCCTCCCGGCGCACGCCGGCCAGCGCTCGGGCCGTGACCGGGGCGCTGCGCGCCTTGCGAAGCGCGCAGAAGTCCCTCCACAGATCGTCCGGCACGTCCGGCGGCTGCTCGGTCATCACCCCGCGCCAGGCGGCCGGGTCTGTCGTGCGCCGGGGGCGCGACCGGGACGCCTCCGGCGGGTCAGCCATGCCGGCGGTCTGCATGCCAGGCGCGGGCTGGGCATCCGGCTCGGCACCAGCCGCGGACTCAGCCTGTAATGCCCGCTCTGCCGTCCTGGCACGGGGGGTAAGGGGGGTAAGGTTTTTCCTTTTGGTTATTGGTTTCTGGTTATTGGTTGGTTGAACAGGCGTTGAACGACTGTTCGGCGCCGGTTGAACATCTGTTGAACGGTCGTTGAACGGCTGCTCATCGTCCGTTGAACCAGTGTTCAGTGCATGCCCGTCATCCATCGGCCGCTCATTCGGCAGCTCGACATCGTCTGCCTGCTGGGCTCTTGCCCTGCGCGCCGCCGCCGAGGCCATGCCGGCCTGCTGCGCCCGCTCGCCTTTCTGGCGGTATGCCGCCAGGTCGCGCTCGCAGCGCTCGTTCACCCAGCCCTCGGGCGTTTCGGTGAAGTAATCGGCCAGGATCTGGTCAATCGCGGTCTTCTGACGCTTCGTGCGCGCCATCGTCTGCCGGTAGACGCGCTGACGGTCAAGCGAGATCGGCTCCTCGCGCGCGTAGTACAGGTCGATCAGCATCCGGTACGCGCAGTGCTCGTCCCACGACAGCCCGCGCGTCGAGACCGCGTAATCACCCAGGTGGAACTGGTAGTAGTTCATCTCACCCCTCGAAGGTCTCGCGGGCAAATACAGGGTGGCGCCAGTCGCGGTTCTTGAGCGCCTGCAGCGTCTCGCGGTCGCAGGCCTCGGCCAGCACGTACTCCTGGCGCACCCGGTCGCGGTCCGGGCTGGCGAACTCGGACAAGATCTCGCCGCTGGCACGCAGCCGCTTCAGTGCTTCAAGCACCTGGCGCTCGGGGAGCGCCGTGCGCTCGAACAGGCTCAGGCGATGAAACCAGACCGGCCCGCCATCGGGGCTCGTAGCCTGGATGGCTCTGATCTCGTTGCGCACCTGCTCCAGCAGGGCCGGCGTGATCTCATCGGCAGCGTGCGGCTGCCCGGCAGGCGCCGCATCGGGCGCCGTGGTACGGTCGCTCATCTCAAGCGCCCTCCGTGGACTCATCGTTATCGACAGCTTCGGCCAGGGCGTAGATCAGCCCGGCCTTCTCTCCGTTCTTGGGCCAGTGGATGGCCATGGCGATGTCGCCCCGCAGGTGCAGCGCTGCGAGCGCCTGGAGCACTCGCTCCTCGTCCGCGCCCATGTTCCGGGCGAGCGTCTGCGCTTCGAACCAGACGGGCTCGCCATCCGGACTCATGGCCTGGAAGGACTTGGCCTCGGCCAGCACACGCCCCAGCATCGCGGGCGTGATCGCAACCTCGCCCGGGCGTCCCGACTGGTTCCGGCCAGCCTCGCGGGATGCCTCGGTCATGACGTCGCTCCTCCGATCCGGAACAGCCCGCTCTGGCGGGCCGCCTCCATAATGCGCTGGCCAATGGCCCGGGCCATGCGCACGTCGGTGCCCTCGCCCAGCATCCGCATCTGGGTTGTCTCGCTGCCCATCAGCACGTGCTCGTCCGGCACGCCCAGTGCCCGGCGCCACTCGGCCACGGTGGGCCAGCGCCAGCCGCCAGCGTAGGCGTAGATCATGTGGTTCTGGCGCGTGGGAACGTGCGGATGCGGCTCATGAAAGCCCGTGACATCCCGGTCATCGCGCAGCGTCACGACACCGCCGCGCCGCTCCAGGGCGTACTCCACCAGGCGTCGGACGTGGGGCTTGAGAACCCCCCGCTCTTCTACCGGCGTGACCGGCAATGTGATGTCGACGACATTGATGTCGCCGACATCACGTGCAGTCCCGCGCGGGCCGGGCGCAGGCGCAAACCGCACCAGCGGCGTGTAGTGTCCCCGGAGGGTGAAGACGGCGTAGCGCCGCTCGCGCCTCACTGCGCCACCCAGGTTTCGATGCGGGCACAGGTAGGGATGGTCCGACAGCGTGTAATGCCAGCCCAGGCCGCCCTGCAGATGATGGACGGCATCGCTGGGCGTGAATGCGTTCTCGTACTCGCAGACCACCCAGATGGGCCGATAGGACGCCGCCGCCTCGCCCCAGATCCGCAACAGCGTGCTGGCGGGAACGTCGCCCGCTCCATACCGGCCACCGCTCCAAATGCGGGGCAGCGTCATCCAGACCAGGGCGGCCTGGCGCCATTGCGTAGCGTCGGGCGCGACGGCCTCGATGGTGCGGCATTCACCCCCTGTGAAGTTGGCCTGCCACGTTGCGGCAGCCGGGCGCCAGTTGTCGATGGCGCCAGCCGGCTTCCAGCCCGCCTGCACCAGCCCCCTGGTGGCCAGGCCTGCGCCAGCGAAGAGGTCCACGAAGTCAGGCAGCATGATCTTCGGTCGCGCCGCGTGCAACGTCATGCAAGTGCTGGCAGCGCCGCGCCTGCCGCTTAATCTCATCGGCCAGCGCCACGATCTGCGCAAGGCCGTCTGTCTTTGCCCGATCCTTCGATCGCGGTGCCGTGAACCACTCGGGGCGCAAGGTTCTCAGTTGCCGCTCGCGGTGGGCCGGAAGCTCTCCGTGCCAGGTGCGGATAGCGCCTGGCGTGATGCCCATGATGGCCGCCAGATTCGTAACGGATCCTGCGCGCAGGACCGCCTGGTCTTTCGTCATTTCTGAGCCCTCGAAACAGTTTCACCGTGAATTTAGCGGGGCTTTTCTGGTTACCGGCCGACTCAGCGAGACCGCATGAAACCGCCATTTCCGTGCGCTTTTGTGTCTTGGCGGTGCTATCTGGTGTTCGCGTGTGCGGAAATATTGGAAAGCGATGCCGGCTGGCGTGTGGATGAGTATTTGCCCAGAAAACAACGGATAAAAAATTTTCGCCAGTTTGGCGTTTTCGAGACAGTTCCGAGCCGAATCAGGGTTGTGCGCTGGTATGTTTATTGCTCTTGTCGTACACCACGAGCTGCTTCATGAGCTTGCAACACGCTCTTCCGAATACCCGTCGGTCCGGGAGCCCCCCTTCCGAATGGCCCGGAAATTCCGGGCGCATGACCCGCTATTTCAGAGGCGTCAATACGGCCTCTTTTCTCGCCGCCCGATTGGGGGGGGGGGGGGGGGACCACGCCCCTCTCCTCCACCACTGCGGGCACCCCGCCGGGCGGGGGCG